GTTGACCATACATTTCGGGTGTTAAACCGAAAAGACCCGCTACAATATTTTCTGCCATGATAATTCCTTAACCATAAAGAGAGGGATACAGAGCTTCTGTTGCCGCAATTTGGGCGGGTGTAAACCCTGCTGTCAAACTTGCTTGTGGAGTGCTACCAAAGGTTGAGCCAACATAATTAGCAAAGGCTGGGTTAGCCGCAACTCCACTTAACAATGTTGAATAAGGATTAGTGGTGGCAGCTCTACCTGTCGCTAAATCTACACTTTGACCAGCACCTTGCAAACCTAAACGGCCTACGTTAAATCCTGCTGTAGATGTTTCTTTACCAAGACCAACACCCAATTGGAAGGGTTGTTGTGCCAAAGTCTCCAAGTTCTGCACTTGTCCCAAAGCAGTCGTATAAGGTGCATAAGCGGCTTGTTGACCCGCATAGTATTGACCCAAGAGTCCCGAACCTTGACTTAATAGTCCAGAACCAAAGCCAATTCTTTGTTGTTCAAGAGCTTGTTGTCTAGCTAAAGTATCCATGCCGAACTGTTGCCCCGCCATTCCAAGCTGTTGTCCAGAGCCAATTAAACCTGCACCAAACTGTTGACCTTGAATTCCAAGTTGCTGACCCGTTCCAACTAATCCCGCACCAAACTGAACTTGTTGTTGTCCCGCTTGTTGAGCACCAGCCGCTAATTGAGCTTCTTGAGTAGCCCTAGCGTTATACAAAGCCTGTAGTTCAGGAGTAGTAGCACCCAAAGTACCGCCTTGAGCCACAGAAAGACCACCACGACCTTGTTGTTGTAATCTGTTTTGCAAAGTAGCCAACTCTAACTCTCTGCCTGGTTGCAACAAAGCCATCTGCTGATTGAGATAGTTCTGAGCCACTGCTTCAGGAGATTGAGCAATGTATCTACTTCCAAGAGCAGTAAGCATTTTGCTCTCTGGAGATTGCGTTAAATAATCGCCGCCAAGTGCTGTTAAACGCTTGCTTTCTGGTGATTGCTCTAAGTATTGAGAAGCAATTTGTGCCAAACGAGGATCATTTTGAGCGTTTAAAAAGCCTTGACCTAAACCAAAGAGACTTTGTGCGCCAGCTTGAAGAGGGGCAAATTGTGCTTGCGCTCCTTCAGCTTGAACTAAACCCTGTTCTGCCAACTTAACCAAACGATCTTGAGCATTTTTAGCTTGTGGGTCTAACGTATATCCCGCACTTGTCAATTGACCTGTTACTGGATCAATTACAAATTGAGAAGTACCAAAGCGAGTGGTCATCCCAACAGGTCTAAACTGAGCCGCTTGTTTAGCCGCAGCAGTCTCAACATCAATTTTGGCTTGTGCCGCTTGAGCCGCTTCACGGGATGTCTGCTGTTGGAGAAGGCCAGCCGCAGTAGTTGCTCCTGTTGAAAACAAATTAGCAATCTGTGCAGTTGTTAAGCCTGTTCTTACTAGTTCAGCAACTTGAGTTGTGGTTAGACCTGTAGCGGCAGCGGTAGCGGCATTTGCAGCGGTTGCCGCAGTCGTAGCCGCATTAGTTGTTAGTAATCCTGTAGAAGTACCAGCACCAGCAGCGGCAATTTCAGCAGCTGTTAATCCCGCCGTACCCGCTAAACTTCCACCACCTATTGCTAAGTCTGTAGCAGTTAGTGCCGCAGTTTCTGCCGCAGTCAATGCTCCTGTACCTGCCGCTGCCGCACCTGCATTCAATAAGGTTGGCAATCCAAAGAGTAACCCCGCACCCAATGCAAACTCTTTTAGACCACTTTTAACTTCTTGTTGAGTGCCAGTTTGCTCTACTTCACCAGTAGGTGTGTATTGGGTATACGATCCACCAGCTTGATTATCAGTGGCTTTGTAGGTAATAACATTCTCTAAACTGCCAATTTGTTCGCTTTCACCTGATCCAGTTACTTGGTAAACAGGTTGAACAACAGTATCGCCAAGAGTTACTGTTTGACCTTGAGGAATAGTAACCGCTGCACGAGCCGCTACTTCGCCCTCTTTTAAGCCAACAGCTTGAGCCATTTGAGCAGGAGAGACTCCATACGTTTCCATAGCCTTGACGATATCGGCATCACTCATGCCTGGATTAGTAAGCAAGAAATCTATAATTTGCTGATTCGTTACGGCCATGATATTTTCCTTTTATTCGGAGGCAGCTTGCAATGGTGCAAGGTCTTCTGTTGTCCAATAGTCTTTAGCCAACATGATTTTCAAATGTTCTTTGTTGCGTGACAGGCAATCAGCCCACTCAGCATCAGTCATGTTTACATTTTTTCCACCATTGATAATGTTGACGCTATCCATTGCGGCAGAGTAGTGCTGTGCAATTTGTTCTGGGGTTTGGTTTTCCATGATTAGTCCTTATGGGTGTGATGCTTTGTATGCGTCAAATTCTGCTTTGAGTTCTTGAATAGCTTTAATCAATGGGGAAATAAACATTTCCCGACTAATACATTGCACATTATCGGAGCCAACATCCCATCCAGCAAAAGTGCTTACGCCTTCAGCATCTAATGCGGCTTTAACTTCTTGTGCAATAAGACCGTGCATAACTACCCCCGTAGTTCTTTGATTTACTTCATTGTATTGAGGTAAAGATTGGTCAATTTCATTAGATGGTTTCCAGCTATATGTAACTGGTCTAAGACGATTTATAAAAGATAAACCTAGAGTATCATTATTGATATCTTGCTTTAATCTTTCATCGGATGTTTGTGTCCATGTTGCATTTACACCATAAGAATTATAAATTTTTCCCGCAGGAGAACCAATTGTTATTGTGGCATCTGCTTGTCCAACCACTGTGTTGCCAATGACAAATTGTCCATCTGCTGCGGCTGAACTACAGTTAGCACCACCACCAATGCAAACATTAGTTCCCCCTGTTGTAAGCGCATTTACTGTGCTTCCAGCTCCTACACCAATCAATACATTGTTAATGCCAGACGTTAAATTCTGTCCCGCCCTAGAGCCAATGATGGTGTTGTAATAGCCAGTGGATGCTGTACCAGCTAAATAACCTACATAGGTATTTTCTCCATTGCCACCACTAGCAGTATGAGAAAAACCAGCCTTATAACCAACAGCCGTCATTCGGACACCAGTCGTGTTGTTATATAACGCCTGATAACCCACGGCAGTTGCTTCAGATGCTGTGGTGTTAGAAACAAGAGCCTGATATCCCATAGCAGTACAATCATTGGCTTGATTATTTGCCAATGTTTGATAGCCAAAAGAACTATTATTATTGCCAACACTATTTAGTGAAGACTGATGCCCCATAGCCGTATTTGAAGCCCCAGAAGTGTTAGCGTAAAGCGCACGATACCCCACGCCAACATTTTCAGCAGTAGTTGTTGAGGCAAGTGCTTCATATCCAATAGCAGTAGCACTACTTGTATTGGTCTTTCCATACACAGTACCCAATGCAGTAGGCGTAGCGGCAGAAGCACCACCAGAAGAAGCAATCGTAATTGCACCACTTCCATTTGTAATTGTTATGCCAGAACCCGCTGTTAATGTTGCCTTGGTCAGCGTATTGCCTGTGGTGTTACCAATAAGCAATTGACCATCGGTGTAGGAAGTCTGACCACTACCACCATTAACTACTGGCAAAGCAGTACCTGAGTAGGTCATTGCCAATGTGCCAGATGTGGTAATTGGTGAACCTGAAATACTAAACAAACTTGGGACTGTTGCCGCAACACTTGTTACAGTTCCAGAACCACCACTAGCTGCCGCAATGGTTTGATTAGGCCATGTGCCAGTAACAGTTATATTTGTTCCCGCAACAATGCTAGGGGTTGCCGTTGCTGTACCACCATTTGCCACGGGTAGTAAACCTGTTACGCCTGTAGTCAATGGCAAACCAGTTAAGTTAGTAGCAGTACCGCTAGATGGAGTACCAAGCACACCACCATTGACCAAAGGTGCGCCAGAAGAGCCTACATTGACCGCTAGAGCCGTTGCTACGCCAGTACCTAGACCTGACACACCAGTTGAGATTGGAAGCCCTGTAGCGTTCGTTAAAGTTGCGCTAGTAGGAGTTCCAAGGATAGGAGTCACCAAAGTAGGTGAAGTAGCAAATACTGCTGACCCTGTTCCTGTTTCATCTGTCAAAGCACCCAAAAGGTTAGCAGAACTAAATGAACCAAGGGACGTTGCATTGCCAACAGAAGTGACTGCACCAGTTAAGTTAGCGTTAGTGGTAACGCTACCTGCTGTCAAACCAGACGCAGTTCCTGTAATGTTAGTTCCTACCAAAGCAGATGGTGTTCCTAATGCAGGGGTAACCAATGTTGGGCTATTGGCAAATACCAAAGCACCACTACCTGTTTCATCAGATACGGCAGAAGCCAAGTTAGCAGATGATGGTGTACCCAAGAAAGTAGCTACACCAGTACCCAAACCACTTACGCCTGTTGAGATCGGCAGACCTGTGGCGTTTGTCAAAGTACCAGAAGCAGGAGTTCCCAATGCGGGAGTCACCAATGTAGGACTGTTTGACAACACTACATTGCCTGTACCAGTAGAAGAAGTTACACCAGTACCACCATTTGCTACGGGCAGAGTGCCAGTAATGTCAGCAGTGGAAAGACTTACTGCATCCCATGTAGCATTTGTGCCATCAGTCTGGAGATACTTGTTTGCGTTGCTTGTTTGGCTAGGCAAGAGGTTATTGAGAGCAGCAGTAGCCGTAGAAGCACCTGTACCGCCATCAGCCACAGCTAAATCGGTGATACCAACAATTGTACCGCCAGTAATTGCGGCAGAAGCATTGTCTGTCTTTGTTGCAACAGCAGTAGCAATGTTGTTGAACTCTGTATCAATCTCTGTACCCTTAACAATCTTTAAAGGATTGCCAGGTGATAAGTTATCTTTGGTAGCGAAATTAGTTGATTTTGTGTAATTTGACATGGTTTACCTCTTACCCTATTTTGCCATCTTTGGCTTGAATTTCAATCTTTTGCAGAGAAAATGAAACATTATTGATCGTTGTTTCATAACCAGTTTGGACAATTTTTCCAAAACCTGAAGCATTGGCTGTCAGAGTCTTAATCGGAACGCCACTCGTGTATTCAGCAATGTTGTATTCAGCAATGCCATACTCATAGCTTATTTGTGTAGGAATATAGATGTTCTCTGATTGATAAGCACCAGAATAATCAAATCCCCACTTGATCGTTAAGAACTGATTAGACCCACCAATTACAACGGCAGTAACATTCTTCAGGATAGAAATCTGATTAGGGTTTCCTAAGTCAGCATTATTTGTGTAGTACAAAAAACGATATGTGGATGCGTCATCAAGATACGTTCCATACTTACCGATATACCCATTCTTACCAATATACAAGTCGCCATTACGCAAAGAACGTAAAGCAGTTGGTGCAATAGAGTCCCATTTAGTGACCCTAGATGCCCCATCTTGCAAAGATTGCTTGGTATCGAAGCAGTAAACTTGGAAAGTAGCAGGTAAAACTAGGAGATAAAAGGCTTCTTTTTCTGAGTAAACAGACTTCAAGTTAGCCAATGTTTCACCTGCCAATGATGAATTTAGATCAAAACGCACGTTCTTAGACAAGTCTCGCAAAGGTGCAGACTTCTCTTGAATTGTCCTCATCAGTGAACGAACACCTGAGTCTGACAAGAAAATAACATCAGAGCCAACGCTTTGAATAGTATCTCTAGCGATACATCCAATAGAGCCAATTGTGTCGCTCAGAACCAAGGATGCGGGTGTAGAAGCACCAGAATAAACAAGAATCTGTCGTTTACCAAAGATAAACAAGAAATCATTGTGTGCTGCCAAGCCCATCACTTCATCCGCACCATTAGGCCATACACGAGAGACATCCAATGAGCCAGAAGTACCACCACCCCATACATGACCTGCAATCAGATCAGAGAAGGTAACTGTTACTTTGTCAGTTGAGGTATTAGCCACCCACAAACGACCAAATGCTGAAATAGCAATGTTTGCTTGAGGAACAGTAGCAACATAGCCTGACTTCTCAGAAACTCTGCGATAAGTAGTTGTACTTACTGCGGGGTCATAAATCAGAGGATCGTGACCTGTTTGGAAGAAATATGCAATCCCATTAAGAGTGGCAGTTTGCCAGTTAGATGCCGTGATGGTAGGAGCAGTACCGCCACCACCATAGGTCAACTCAGTCACCGCATTAGCAGTGCCAAGTTTAAATAGCTTGTTGTTGCCAGCAAACAGAACTGTAAGAGTCCCGTCAGTCTGGACTAATTCATGGATGACACCAACGTCATTAGCACCTAGATTGCCAGAGGAGGAGTTAACCCTTGACCAACCTTTTCTAGCACCAATACGACCATACTGATCCAAGATGCAGTTAGTTGCAACCAAAGCAAATCCCGCCCCTAAATCAAGGGGAGAATCTTCAGTATTCAGGCCATAAAAGCCTGGTGCTGACAGACTGTAACTTTGGAGTTGTGCTGCCATTAGACCGCCACAAAGTTGTCTTCAGGATAACGAGTGGACTCCAATGCAATAGCATCAGAGAGCATTCCTCTAAACAGAGCATAAGCCTCATTAGAGTTTGTTCCACCATCTTCACCACGCTCAATCAAAGCACGAGCATAAGCACTTTGAGTCACCAAGTAATCAAGAACTTTTACAGATGTGCCATCAGCAGACAAATTAGCCTGTGGGATGGTCAAATCAAATTTAAGTGTATAGACACCATTGGGGACGGGAAACAAATCAACTTTTGTGTCGCCATTGTTATCTACACCACTAAAGCAAAACTCTGAAGGAATAGACTGTGAAGGCGTACCAAAGTTGAGCTTGCGGTTCATGTCCGCAACAGTGGTGTTGTCTAAAGTTATAACACTTGTAGTGTTAATAGCGTCATTGATACGAAACTTCTGACCCGCACCCGTCAACGCATAGGAACTTGTACCAGAAGTAGTAGTAACTGTAATTGTTTGTCCTAAGACATTCCAATTATAGGAATCCTCAATCTGACGTTTGGCATCATTGACAAACTTGCCAATCAAAGAAGAATAGGTTGTTTCGCCAACAGTAGATACTGTGCTTTCACGCAAGCGAACTAACACATCGTTAACAAGTTCTAAGTAGGTCATGTTCGTTGCGCTCCTGATACTTCAAATGTGGCAATAAAACTAAATGTACTTGCACTTTGAGTAGTAATTTGAATCCTATCGCCTTCTTCTAAAACGATATAAGCATTGCCATCAAACTGGAGGTAATGCTTTGAAGTCAAGTCGTAGTTAGTAAGAATATCCAAGGTGGTTGCAGCACTTGCGTCATACCATTGAACAGTAATGTGCTTAGTCGAACCACCAGTGTTGTGGATGTACATGACAGTAAACTTGGCGTAATAACCCGTAGGAACTGTAAAAACAGTTGTCAGCGTATTCGCTGTGGGGTTAAGTCCGACTGATACTGGCCTCATTTACTATTCCTCTTAGAGATCGCTTTAGCCTTAGCTTTAGCGTCTTCCTTGGACGTTGCGCCCCAAGCTCTAAGAGAAAGTAAAAGTCGGGTAGGCTTTCCATCTTTCATCTCAGCGCCAGGCATATTGCCCATTCGTGCTAAAAAGGATGCCCTACGAGGGTTATCTCCCGACTTGACTGGTGGTTTTAAATTGCCACCTGTTTCTGCATTATACGATGCTCTGCCTTTAGCATTCAAGCCCCCTTTGGGGTTTTGATGCGCTTTTAAGGTCATTTCTTTTTAGCAGTCTTAGCTGCTTGCTTAAATGCCGCTTCAGTAGGAGCACCTTTAGAACCAACCTTACGCATCTTTTCCTTAGAACCCGCTTTGATGCGTTCTTGTTTGGCATTGATGTTAGCGTATAGACCTTGTTTCATTTCTTACCCTTTGGTTTAGACATACCCGCTTCGGATAAAGCAATAGCCAAAGCCTGTTTTGGATTAGTAACAACCTTTTTATTGGTAGTCAACTTGCCCTTGCCAAACTCAGTCATTACCTTGCTGATCTTCTTTTGGGCTTTGGTTTTCATATCAATACATGATCTTGGCTGTGATTGTGCCAGTTACATAAACTGTGCAATTGGCTCTTAAATACTTAGGAGCGTTAGCCACAGTAATAATGCCATCACCAGTTAAGGCCGTACCAATCGTTGAATATGTTACCCCGTCCAAACTGCCTTGCAAAGCAACAGTAGCACTTGTAATGCCTGAAACTTGAAGAAATGCGGGTTGACCAGGATCAGCTTGAACTGCGGTTGATGCGCCAGTAGCGACAACGGCATTCAAAAGTGTAATTGGAGCAGTTATAGCCATTATTTACCCCTTGTGGATTTCTTCATCATGTTGGTAGCTGTGCGACCACCACGAGTAGGCATAGCTTTAGGCTTGCCAATAGCAATCATTACAGTAACGGGCATAGATTTCTTCTTGCCATACTCTTTGGCTTCTTTCTCGCCTTTTTCTGTGTATGGGAATTTCTTGTTTCCAACTTGTGGCATATAAATCCTTATCGAACTAGCTTGGTTGCAATGAAAGAAATGATACCGCCAACAACAGAGGCGATTGCCATTCCAACGAAAAAGCCACCTTTAGATTTGTTAGCCATCTCTAAAAGCGTTTTAATATCTTGGCGAAGTGCATGGACTTCTGCTTGTAAAGCCTCAACTTGGG